CGGGTCTGGGTCAGCCTCGCTGGAACCGTACTTCAAAGGTTCAACAGCGGTCGGGTCGGTCAGTTCTGTGACGACGAGAAATTCGCCATCTGTCGTCATGAAGTAGCCATCAACCCAGATAACGTCGGCGACAAAACCAAGGTCAGGATCGGTGACTTGGACAACGGAGGCGCCGTCAAAAAGAAACAAGCCGCCGCCACTGGCGACAGCAAGAATTCCCATCGGATATGCCGGCGACGACGGACCATAGGCCATCGAAACCGGAGGCCCGTCGCCCACGTTGCCAAGGTCTGAATACACGCCATCGGCTGACAGGCTGTAGAGCCGTGACCCGATGACGCGATATAGAATGCCCATCCAATTGATGCCGCCACGAGTCACGCCAGTGACAGCGCCAACGGTGCCCACCTGCACGATGCCGTCCCCTGGCCTCAGATACCCTTCGCTGATGCCGGACGGCACTGGCGTCGGCACAAGGTTTTTTGGATAGCTGATGCGGACGTCGGGAGCGCCAGCGCTGGAGTAGACACCGGAGATGACAGGGACTTGCATCAGCCAATCCGCCAGTTGGTCCCATCGCTGTAGACAGGAACGCAATTGGCGCCACCGCCAGCGACGACAGCACCGATGCCAGCGGTCAGCGCTTGCGTCGCGTCAACAACAACAGTTCGGAATCCCTTGCTGGTAGCAGCGGGGTAGGCTGCCGCCACCAGAGCCACCGTCGAGGAGGCAACACCGCCCGTCTTGATGGCGTCGGTGATGGGTCCAGTCAGCGTCTTGTTGGTCAGGGTCTGGGAGGCGTCTGATGTGACAATGATGTCACCGTTGATCACAGCAGTGCCGCTGGTTGAGATAGCAATATTTCCAGCACCAGCCTGAACGATAAAGGATCCACCACCTTTTGTCTCAAACCTCAACCCAATGCTGGCGTCTGTTCCTTCTGGGAGCATTCCAGGAGGACTGCCCGTCGCAGTGTTCACAATCTGCACATGGTTGACGGCTGAAGGACTGGCCGGAGTCATTGCAAGGATCTCGTTGCCGTTGGCGTCGAGGATCGCGTTTGTGACTGTGATGTTGTTGAACGATGTCACAAGCGCACCCAACGACTGCGACACGCAATACCACGACGACAGCAGCTTGTTGAAGCGCAACGCAAAGAATCCATCAATCCCCAGCGCCGCTGGGGCACCGTTTACCGTCGCACCGTTGCCGGCCACCGTCAGGGCGGTGATGGATTCAGTTGAAGTCACAAGCACTTGCTGGCCATCGAAGCAGTCGGCGACAGGAGGCAACGTAACCGTGCCTGTGGCGAGCGTTCCAGCGGGTGTGAGAATGAGCCAGATTGATGTGGCAGACGTCGCCAGAACTTGATTGAACCCGGCGATGGGTGACGAGATAGTGACCGCCACATCAGGCGATGCGAACGCACTCCGGAAGTAGGCAACGAACTGGGAAACCGACGCCTTGCGAGCGGTGCCGGCGTCGCTGTCGTAAACAGGGACTTGGTCACCGCCACCAAGGGCATCAATCTGCGAAAGGCTGTTGATCGTCGTCATGCGAAACCTCAGTCGAAGTCAATTTCGCTATCAGGTCCCGCAAGGAGCGGGTCAGATGGCGAAGGGAAAAATGGGTCTTCGTAGCCACCGCGCCACGGCTTGGCGCCAGCACCACGAGGGAGGGTGCTTGGGAATTGCATTTCAGGAATGCGGGCGGTGAACGTCGTGAGGTCGGCAATTGCCTTGCGGGCCGTGGCCATTGTCTCCTGTGAAAGAGACTTTCCGTAGGACGGCGCCAACAGCTTTGCCAGGTTGGTGATGATGGCCGTGTTGGCTGCCTCAGGGACCGACGTCACGGCGTCGATGTCGCTTCCCGATGGCGTCGACGACGACGGATAGGAAACGCGAATGCCTCGCACCTCCCATTGAGCCATCATGCTGTCAAGGCGACGCAACGCGGACTGGAGTTCAACGGGCGAAAGGTCGAAGACGTAATCAGCCAGACCAAGTTCGGTCAGCGCGTCGTTGATGTATTGCCGCTTGGTCCAGCCCATGGGTTAGCCCTTGCCTTCAGATGCCGCGTGGGCTTCTAGGATGCGTTCTGCCAGCCGTTCGTTGCTGTTGCGGCTGTCCAGCTTGACCCCAAGCCGCCTGGCCTCTGCTTCAAGTTCAGCGCGTGTGATGGGTGTCTCTTCGGCGACGTCGTCAGGCACGCCAAACGCAAGTCCGGCAAAATCAGCCAACGCCTCGGCGCCTGTGGCGAACCACCCACGCTTGAGCGCCATGGAGTAGTCCGCATGCGTTGGACAAAGCAGGCTGCTTAGGTGGCGCTTGCTTGTGGCCTTGAAGACGTCACGAGGGAAAATCACTTCTTCGCCTTCTTCTTCGCCTTGCCAGCCTTTGACAGTGCAATGGCGACGGCTTGGTCTTGCGGCTTGCCGGAAGCAATTTCAGACTTGATGTTCTTTGAAATGGTCTTCTTGGAAGAGCCTGGCTTGAGTGGCATTCAACAGCCGCCTTTCTTGCCGTGCATCTTGCCGTTCATTTCGCCCATTTCCATCCCCTTGCCCTTGCCTTTGCTCATTGGCTTGGCGGGTGACTTCTTCTTTGCAGGAGACTTCTTCGACGCCATGTGCACTCCAAGTGAAAGCCCCCGCCAGCGTAACACCGGCGGGGGCTTTTGTCGACGCAAGCTCAGCCAATGCGCGTGGTTGCGAACGAATCAGCAGCGAGCTTGACCGTGCGGAACATGCCGGCAGTGGTGGTCGCGACGGTGCCAAGGCCGGTCAACGTGTGACCAGTCGCGGCGGCGGTGACGGTAAACGCGGATGGACCCGTGTTGATAACGCCCCAGTCGAAACCCTCGCCGACATCCCATTCGGTGGCAAGGTCAGAGACGATGCCGGTTTCAAGGGTCGCGATGACAGCACCGACGCTGGTGCTGCTGATGCTACCAGACAGAATCATCGCCGTAGTGATGGTTCCAGTAGCGTTCAACGCGATGGCGGGTCCGCACTTGCCAGTGTCGCGACGGAAATCCTTGGACAGCGGGTTGACGCCGACCTCAACGTAGCATTCAAACGGACCCTGGTTGTGGACGATGGCAGAACCACCAAGTGTCACAGCAGCGGTGACTTTTTCTTCGTTTTCGACGTTGACGATGGCGACGGGGTTGGCGCTGTCCAACACTTTGTCCTGCGCCGTCTGCAGGGAGTAGTTGGCGCGGCCACGAGTGGCGATGGCGATTTTTTCGCCAGCGGGGACGGCCACCTTGAGTGAGCCGTTTGGAGCGATGATCTGGGACATGAGAACTCCTGAAATGAAGCAGAGAATGGAGAGGGAAAAGCGGGGGCTCGCATGAGCCCCCGCTACAGGTCAGGGAACCTGATTGAACGCGATGCTGCCGACCATCTCAGGCGCCAGCACGGTGACGCCCCAACGGGCGGTCAGGCGGTACTGCACCTTCGCTGGACCGATAGCGGCCTGCTTGAGGGCTACGACGACAATCCCGTTTTTCAGGGTCGCGGTCATCTTCGACATGCCAGCGTCTTCGGGCATCATGATCTGCGACGGCGTCAAGCAGATAGCTTCCTTGTGGAAGAAGTAGTTCTGTGGGGCAGCGTCGACGTTCAGAAACACCAACGCGGTGTTGGCGGCGGGGCTGCCGTCGGCAACGTTCTGGTACTGCTTGCCACCTTCACCGGGCGACAGGGCGCTGATGAACGGGGGCGAGATAACCACGTCAGTGATGCTACCGGCCACAAGCTCGACGACCACGAAGGTCTTGAGTTCGCCAGTCGATTCCTTCGTGATCGGGTGGACGTTGAAGCAGTCAGCCAGGGTGAAGCGGTCACCAACGGCAACGCCAGCGTTGCTGGACAGTGCAACCTGCTGACGGCGGCTGTCGACGTTCTGGATGCCGTCGCCGCTGTCGAGGGTAGCGATGGGGGTCCACACGTTGCCACCGGCAAACAGCGTCGACATGGTCAAGCCAGCGCCACCAGCGGCAGCGGCCTGGTTCTTCGTGTACTGCTGGCGAAAGGTCTCCATGCCGGCGAGTTCGCCGACGTAGGACTGGCGCAGCGCTTTGGTGCTGATGTCACCAATGAGCGAGCGGCTGGCCTTCGACAAGTCGCTGGCCATGTCGCGGTAATCGCGTGGGTTGAGAACCAGCTGACGGTCGCTGGCCTTCACGCCGTTTTGGTCAAGCAGCGTTGCAATGTCGGCGACGTCGTCAAAGCCAGAGGCGGCGCCGGTCTTGGCAATGAACAGCGAACCCCAACGGTTGATCGTGTTGATCACGCTCAGGTTGATGTCGCTGGCCAACTTCTCGAGGCCAGCCTTGAACAGCCGCTTTTCCTGCAGGGCGTCACGAAGTTCCAAGCCGTCGAGTTCCGACAGCGCAGACTTCATGTTGTTGACGCGGACAGGGACGGACAACTGAACCTTGCCGGCAAAGTTGGTGGACTGGTCCAGACCGTCGTAGCTGGTCTGAATGTAGGGGCGAGGAATCCAGAAGGAATCGCCACCGCGCTGCTGGTCCGTGAGGTCCATTCGCTTGGTATCGACGAGACCAGCCATGGACAGGGCGTCCTCGGCTTCAACAACCTGTTCGGCGAAGAGGACTTTTTCCTCTTTGGTGAATGCATTTGAACCCATAGATCACTTGTCTTTCTTTGAACGAATCGAGTTGACCAGTGCGGTAACGTCGTCGCTCTTTTCGGCGTCCTTCAAGAGGCGCTCACGTGTGGTCCCGGACGTCGCGGCAGTGCCGTTGATCGTGCGGGCTGGCTTGGGAGGGGATTTCTTTGCAGTGGTCACTGTGAGTGTCGTTTCCAGTTTGCCGACTCGCATAGCGAATTTGGCGTAGTCCTTGACGGAGGCCAGTTCGGCCAGTTTGCCTTCGTCGTTGCCAAGCGCGATGACAAGCGCAGCGGGGTTGTCAGCGTCAAGAAGGATCTCCTGTTGGTACACGTCAAGGATCGACGTCACCACACTTTCGGCTTCCTTGAAGTCTGGCTCTTTGAATGAGCCCTGTCCCTCTCGATAGCGGATCAGCTTCTTGGAGCGCTCTTCGGCTTGCCGTGTCTGCGCTTGCCGTTCCTCTTGCTCGCCTGCTTCGGCTTGCGCCTTCTGCTTCAGCCACCGTTCCAGGGCGTCAGCATACTTGTCGGCGTCATAGTCGATCCCGTCGTCATCTTGCTTTGGCTTTGGCCCCAAAGCCTTCTTCGGTGGCGCCTTTAGCTGGGCAAGTTCAGCCTCCAGTGCACGTGCCTTGCGCTCTTGTTCGCGCAACTTGGCGCGGACCTCACGGAAGACAGAAGATTCTTTCTCAGCCTCTGGCTTTGGCTCGCCAAAAGAAGCAACGGTCTCAGCGGGTGCGTCGTCGGTTTCGCCTTCGCCTTCTGGCTGGGCTTCGACCTCAGGGGTTTCCGCAACTTGCTCTTCGACGTCGTCAACGGCCTCGTCGCCGTCCTCTGGATTGACACTCATGCATGACCTCTCACCGTGTAGGCGGTGGACCTTTGATTCTCACCCCGTTGGGGGCGGTAGAGGCAGCGTATAACCTGCTGCATTGCAGTGCAAGTGCACAAGAGTCAAGCGCAAAAGAATGCAGTAGACAGGCAAAAAAGAACCCACCGTGTGAGGGTGGGTCTTCTTGATGACGTGGGAACCGGATTGCAATCGAACACCACGTCGTCGCTGCGCCTTGAACAATACCACTCATAGAGGCGCATCAAGACCCTACCTCACTTCATTTGGCCCTGTCCACCGCGCAAGCCGTAAACAATTTCCACGGTTTCCGCTTCTACCTTGGCGGTCTCTGCAGCGCTCTTGCGCGTGTCTGCAGCGGCCTTCTGGGCAAGCGCAAGGCTCTTCTGCGACTCGGCCTCAAGGAACGCGGCTTGAGGGTCAGGCTTGGCATTCTGTGCAGCCTGGGCCATCTCCTGCTGTTCGGCTTCGGTTGGCGTTTGCACACCCATCTGCACAAGGCGTTTGCGGTAATACTTGCGCACGTCTCCAACGCCTTCGCCGTCCATATTCATGAGTGCTACTGACAGGAGGATCTTCAGGTCCTCAGGGTCTTGCGTCATTTGCATCATGCTGCTGACAGCTCGAACCGTCGCTTGCCGTGCGCTCTGGCTGTTCGGGCCAACATCGGCGTAGACGTCAAACTTGGCACGTTCAAAGGTCAGGCCTTCAAGCAACTCGCCGTTGGCGCCTTGCTTGGGAGCGTTGATCTTCTTGAAGTCGGCTTCCCCGTCTTCGCTCATGACGCGGACGTTTCGGCCTTCTTCAACGTAGATGTCAGCGGCCATCGACAGCCACACCCTCGCCGTGTGGCGTTTGGCTTTGGCGTAGTTGGTCAAGTAGATCGCGGACATGCCGTCAACACGCTGCTGCACGAGGCTGACAGCCTCACCGGACACGCCAGACAGCAGCTTCTCTGCTTGCTCTGGCGAACCAAGGATCTCGCGGATCTCGGTCTCGGTCTGGCCAATGAGCGCAGCCAGGGCAGGCGGGATCGTCGGGGGTTTGGTGTAGCTTTGTGGGCCAATCGGCAGCGGCTGTCCGTTCTCGTCAACGCCGTTGATCGTCAAGTACGGATAGTCCCTGAGGTTGTCTTGTGCCCACGCGATCTCGTGTCCGGCGATTTGCTCAGCCGTGAAGATCGGTTTCTCCCTCGATGAAAGCGCCGCGATCTCAGCCAACTTAGACAGCTGCATGTTCTTGAGTCGCTGGCTGTCCTTCACGTAGCGGACGGCGCCGGCGTATCGCTCAATATTGTCGACAAACCAGCGTTTGCCGACGACAGGGATAACAGGGATGTACTTGCCGGCGATGACGCCGCAGTCTTCGATGATGCCACCGCCGTCGAGAATCCATTTGTGGACCTCACGGAACTCACGCTTTTTCTTAGCCTTCAAGCGCCAACCAAGCGCAAACATGCGTTCCAGTTCAGCGGCGAAGTCTTCGTCTTCGTCGTAGTCTTCGGCTGACAGTTCGCGCTCTTCGCCCGTCGGACCGTTCCAGACCTGCACAGCCTGCTTGCGCTTTTCGATGCGGTAATATTCGCAGACGTAGACGATGTCTGGCGTGCTCCAATCAAACGTCGTCGAGGTCACATCTTTAGGCCATGACGACGGGTCGCGGTCAAACTCAGCCTTGTAGGCCGTCGGCGTCATGCTCTTGATTACCCAGCAGCGCTTGGCATCGCTCTTGTCCTGTTCCTTGGCGCCAAGGTCAAAGTACACCGACGAATCGGCGTCGTAGATCGGTTCAAAGCAGATGCGCTGGCGTTCGTCGGCCTCGTCGTCAGGGTCGATAAGGTCGGCACGTAATTGCCATGCACCAAAACCGCCCGTTATGGCTTCTTCGCTGCCATTGCCGTAGGCCTCGTCGGCACTGCTGTCGTACTCGTCAGCGCGCAACTTGCCGGCGCAAAGGTCGGCAAGATCGTCATCGAGTTCAGCTTCAGGGTCACGCGGTGAAAAGCGAATGCCGATGTTAGCGTTGCGCATTTCGTTGATGATGCGGACGCATGCGCTCTGAACCTTGTTGAACTCCATTTGCGGACGGCCCTTGAGTTGATCCGACAACGGACCCTCCCACTGTGCGCCGGCGATGGATGCGAAGCGCCGGTCTTCGACACACTGACGGCGTTCGTCGGCTTGCGCCTCCTGCACCTCGTCGAATTCGGTCATGGCTTCAGCATGAATGCGCTGTTCTCGTGTCGTCTGTGATTCTCTAGCCATCGGTCACCACCTGGATTCAGAAGGGATAGGTCGAACAGTCGGGCGCTTGGTCACGGTCACACGCCTGACGCCCTCCAGCGCGTAGCGTAGCGCGTCGATCACATGGTTGTGGCGGTCGCCAAGGACAGGGAGGACACGCCCTGTCAGCGGGTCTTGCTTGTAACTGTAACTGGTCAGTTCGTCGATCGTGTGCTTGCACTTTGGGTCAACGACGACATCGTATGACTTCAGGAACTCGACGCCCTCTTCGACGGACTTGGCGCCTTTGACAGCCGGCATGATCTTGGGGAATCCGTTCTTGCGCATGTGGCTGATCGTCTCTGGCCTCGCACCGTCAGCGACGATGGGCCAGCGCTCGGATTCAGGCACCGACAGAAACAGGGATGGAGTGTCGACGATGTCACAGCCGACTTGGTACGCCTCGTGGTCAACGTAGAGCGTGCGCCCGATGAGGTGACATCGCACGAGCACCGTCGGGTCGACGCTGAAGCCCCAATCGGCGCCGAAGCGATGCACAGCGTCAGCGGGTGCCACGACGTCATCAAAACGCCAGTTTTTGAACACCCGTAGTTCAGTGGCTTGAGCGTACTTGACTCGCCACACATGAGACAACTTG